CTCTTGAAACGGAGATGGCCGGGGACTTCGCCAAGTTGTTTACCGGGCACGGAGCGGTGCTGGCCAAGATGACGGAATGGGTGGATGTGTGGAACAAATTGTTAGCGCCCCCGGCCAAGCAGGGAAAGGCTGGTCACAAAGCGAGAAGGAAGCAGAAGAAAGATACAAGGAGTTTTTGACACACCTCAGGGCGGGCAGCATCGCAGCTAGCGCGGCGGATGGATGGGAGATGAAGTGAGCGAAACGGCCCAAAAGTTGAAAGAGTTGCTGCCTATTTGGGCGGAACTAACTGGAGTGATTATCAAATTGATTTGCAAACTCCTTGCCGAAAGAGAGACGAAGTGAGCGAAATGCAACAAGCCAATGTTGAGCGCACGCCCGGAGAAGATGCTTGGTTGGATGAGTTGGCTTGGTGCCACAATTCCAGAGATAAGTTGAGGACTATCCTGCGAGCTTACCGAGCAAATCTTCTTTCTCAGTCGGTAGCCATGCCAGCACAGGAGGCGTTATGTGGTACTGCGGGAAGTGCGGACACCTCAACGAACACAGCTATCCTCCCTACTGTGAAGAATGCATCGCCTTCAGGGGAAGCCCTTTTACCACAGAACGAATGGGCGAACCTGAGTCTGGAAAGCCAGCACAAGCTACAGACGTGGTACCGCCTAGCGACAGAAAGATTGCAAGCGATTCTTGATTCCGATGAGTTTGACGGGGATTCTGAGTGAAACCGTACTACGAACACGCTGGCATCACGATCTACCACGGAGATTGCGGACTTTGGCTCGCTGACCGTAGCGAAATAGAGTGTGATATGATTCTGACGGACCCTCCTTACGGTATCAATGGAATGAAGCGCGGGCTAGCGCCGGGGACTGACAGCAAGGGCGCATACAATACCGAAACTTTCGAGGACACGCAAGAATATGTCACGGAGTTTGTGGTGCCAACAATAATCGGTTTTTTGTCCGAGGTTCCGAGGCTTGTACTCACGCCCGGGCAGGTGAACATCCACTCGTACCCAAAGCCTGACCATTGTGGCGTGTTCTATTACCCGGCTTCCACGTCAATCAGCCGGTGGGGAATGCGGCTCTGGCAGCCAATTTTCTACTACGGGCGTGATCCTTACGTGAACGAACTCAGGCCTGACAGTAAGATTTGCTATGACTCCGACCGCGATACGGACCATCCGTGCCCGAAGCCAACTCGGCTCCTGGACCTGGCTGCTAGAGCGGGTCAGCCGTCCCAATGAAACGGTACTTGACCCGTTCGCCGGCAGTGGCACGACCTTGGTAGCGGCAAAGAACAAAGGCCGCCGCGCCATCGGCATAGAAATAGAAGAAAAGTACTGCGAGATAGCAGCAAAAAGACTCTCGCAAGAAGTGCTTGACTTTAGCGGAAAGGAGAAATGAGCAGATTCCTAACACCGGGCATCACCAAGTTTGGCCTGAATGAAATGGTCAAAGAACTGGAAAAGGAGAGACGAGTGGACATCAACAATATTTTCACCTATCACGCACCAAGCGCAGAACAGTTGCCGAAGTATGAAGCGATCCGCGCCAAAGCAAAGGAAATGGGGCAGTGCATAGTTGATAACACGCCAAATTGCGCGGACCAGACAGCGGCGGTCAGGCTTTTGCGCGAAGCTGTGATGACCGCAAACGCTGCTATTGCGCTCGACGGAAAGCTGTGATATGAAATGAGGCAAGGAATTCAAGCGAGCGGGGCCGGGCGTTTAGCATCTCTCTTGGCCGGGCGAACTTTCCGCCCTCCCGCTCGCAAGTTTTCCTCAAGAAAGAGTCCGGCCAACAATGCGAACATCTTTCGATTTCAACTGGCTGAAAAAATCTGTGAATCTGTACGCGCTGACAAGGTACTGGGAGCGGGGAATGAGGCTCTGGTGGTCTCGCCTTCAACCGGTTGTTCCCGCTGGTGCCGTCACGCCGACCTGCAACTTCCGAGCGGTCGCCTTAAACTGCCTCTCTCTCAAAGTAGAGTTAAACGCTGCACCGGCGCCTACGTACCACCAACGACGCACGATGGCGAAAGCAGCGAGAGGAAGGATGCGCCAGAGAGTAAATCCCTTTTCGGCTGGAACCTCGCAGGCCTAGAAACTAAACACGACTTTGTAACTTGCTTAGAACCTTACAAGCAACGTCAGATGCAAAGTCAAAGGCCTAAGAGGGAACCGGGAAAGAAAGGCGTCCTGTGTCTGAAGAACTTTGCTTGACCATTCCTTGCAAGGTTGACGGCAAACCAAAGGGTCCACAGCCTATTTACGTAGGCCCGCCACAAGGGTATCTTTGCCCGCATTGCGGGGATTCGCGGCAAAGGCATACCACGATGAGCAGGCACATGGGCCTCGTGATGAACATTCCTGCAAGTTGCCGCGTTTACAAGAAACAAGACGCCGATCGCCGCGCAGAACTGAAAAAGCACATGGAAGAAACACGCGAGAAAGCCGAGCCCGAGATTCAATCCCTGTCAGACGGTCTTTGGGAGATCCGCGAGCGCGAGAAAATGAACAGGCAAGATGACTGAGCACAGCATAGAACTCTGGTACGACGGAAGTTTTGCAGGCCGCAAGTGGTGCGTCAGATGCGAGTGCGGATTCACAGCTTGCTGTTTGGACGAGGCTGAGGCGGTACGTTGCCGGGAGGCGCATCGTGAGCGAACCAAAACAGCGGGAATTCCTTCAGGAGCTCCTTGACGCGCGTGGCGATGGCTCAAAGATTTGTCCTCGGTGCGGTTGCTGCGAATTGACGACAGAGGAGTGCGAGCAGTGCGAGGATGGGCTTGACGGGCACGACTGCGGGGAGGACTGCTGTTGCTGTGAGTACCCAGAACCGAATCTCCCCTGTCAGTTCTGCGGAGGTCGCGGGTACTTTGAAATTTGCCTTGGCAGTTGCAATTCGGAAGGCCAGCATCCCAGAGACCCGATCCGAGCGGTATGCCGAAAGCTGAAACACCGGACGGTAGTTGTAGCCCGGTGGCAGCGAATAGAAACAGCGAGGAGGGGAACATGACCAGTCAAAAAGCAGCCAGGATCCGCTGGGCCATCCTGAAGCGAGTCAAGCGGGAGATTGCCGGCAAAGGGGACAACTTTGTGTGGGTCGGGTTTGTGCGCAAGGACAAGAAGGCGTGAGGCTCTTGGACCTGTTTTGCGGGCGGTGCAAGCATGAAGGACAGTGAGCGCTGGAAAGGCAGGAAAGTGGAATGCTGTGTCTGCCGAGCCACGGAATCGCTGGAGAATGCGATGCGTAGCTGGTGGCGTGGGCAAGGTAAGTTTTGGTGTCCAAAGTGCGTGAAACAGGCATGAAGCTAGACATTCCAGATGTACCGCCGTCGCTCAACCGCACCTTGCGGATGCACTGGGCCAAGAAGCAGGACATCAAGAACAGCTGGATACTGCTGATACGCCAGCAACTCAACGGAGCCTACCTGAAGCCCATCGTCAAGATGCGCTGCAAGATAACTCTTTGCCATGCAAGGGCTTACGACAAAGACAACCTGTATGGCTCAGTGAAGCCCTTGGTGGATGCACTCAGATTCAACCGGCTGATCATGGACGACACGGCAAAGTATCTGGACCTGACGGTCGAGCAGTCCCAATGCGCGCACAAGGAGCGGCACACAGTGATCGAGCTTGACCCTGCGTAGAATGCCCGTTAAACGCAATAGGAGGCTATTAGAGCGATGAAAGCGGACCGGCAAGCCACCGCGGCACGGCATTTCAAGGATCCCGGCTCATTTGTGTTCAAGGACGGCCGGGAGCGGCTGGCAGGGAAGGACTGGGAAGCCCGCAAACTGGAACTGTGGGAGAGATGCCGTGGTTTTTGCGAGTGGCAGAACGAGTATCAGGCGTGGGCCTGCGCACATCCAGCAGCCGACCCGCATCACAAGATACGCCGCAGTGTGAGCCGCGATGACCGGTTAGATAACCTGCTTGCGCTCTGTAGGTTTCACCATAATTTGCTTGATGAAAGGAAGCCCCGATGGACGAAACGAAGCCCAGCCGAACTGATGCGCTAGCCATGAACGATCCCAAGCTCGGTGTGTCCAAGCCTGCTCCAGCGGCAGGGCCAGCCGAGAGACAGTCAGAATGGTGTAAAGCCGTCTCGCCTATCAATGGTCTGAAGTGTGAATTGCCATCAAATCATCTTGCAGCACATCGGTATGGCGTTCACATTTGGTACGAAACCGCCCCGCCAGCAACGAGTGATCCGGCAGCCGCGCCGGGGCAGCAAATAGCCGACGATATTCTCAGGCGGATAGCTCTACGCTACAAGAACTGTCAGGTCTACATTTTCCCAGACTTGCCAGAGTTAACTCCAGTTGAAGGTGTGTTGCGGTGCGCCCAAGAAGAAGGATTTACGTTAACATCAATGTCTTCTGGACTTAGTACCACGGTTTATCTTTATCGTCCGCCGACTGATCTGCTGAAGGAACTGGAGGAACTAAGGGATGAGTGGCGCAAAGCTGAACAGCACTACGGGCCATTGCACGCTTGTTCAGAGCGACTCGATGCCATCATCAATCACGCCAAGGCTTCCCCGAAACCATCGGGAGAGAGCGACGGTGATGCCACTTGATAAGAAAACACTCGTCTGCGAAGACGGCTATAAGCTGGCAGGAGACAACTGCATTACGATGTTCATTGACCATTCTTCTGACTCTAACGACCATGTTATCGACAGTTGCATGTCCACAGCGGTCATGGGGCCAAACACCGTCACCTGTCACCATCCAGCAAAGCCATCAGCAGACGAATAAGCGAGGCTCGGTGATGGCCCTAGCCGAGAGCCGCGTAAGAGGGCCACTTTTCACCCGCGCCAAGGAGCAGAAATGAGCCTTACAAGAAGACAGGCATTATTGGCCATATTAGCAATTCCAGCCGGAGTGGCCGTACAAGAGAAGCAAGGTAGCAGCGGAAATGTAATAACCGGAACGGCGTTTTCGCGCGCGATGATTTACGCTGTGGCACTGAATGATTTGGCTGATGCTAACGAGCACGGCGGTATCTATGAGCTTCAAATCACCTACAAAGGGAAAAGCCACAAAATCAGCGCAGCAGAATTGTGGGAAGCTCTCACCGCGCCTCCAGCCAAGGAGCAAGCAGGCAAACCATGATACACTCCTCGTATGACACATTCTGTCACCCGCAAGACCTGCTATGGCTGGGCGAGCTACGTGTGGCTGGATGGGGCACTGTTGCATCTTGAGAATACCTCGGAAAATGGTACTAAAACCGCTTGTAAACGCCTAGAAACTAGCGTAATACTCGAAAATACCAACTATGGGACGCCCCAAAGGACAACCCAACATCACCCCGGACGCCAAGGCCTTCGTTACGCGCGTCGAGCGGATGCTGAGGAAGCAAGATCCTGACACCGGAAGCCTCGAGCTTCTCGCTTGCCGGCTGATGACCCATCCAGCACACAAGGCAATGGAGACGAAGTTCTTTGCTGACAAGGGCATCGTCACGGACGAACGCGAACTGATCAACTGGCAAGCCAGACTCAAGGCTACCGAAATAGCGGCTAACGTTTGGAGAGTGTTGATGGCCTACAAACACGGTATGCCAACCCAGCCCATCGAAGCAAATCTGACCATTAGCTATACCGAAGCTCTCACAAAGATGCGTGCCAAACGTGAATCAGGCTCTTGAACTGATTGAAGAAATTGCCAGTTACGCATTTGACCCGCTAGGGCTTGTCAAAGCCATCTTCCCATGGAACGAAGGTGAATTGGCGGGCTCACCTGGCCCCCGGACCTGGCAGGCCGAAGAACTGGCAGCGATCGGCGAGCACATCAGGAACCCTGCAACAAAGTTCATGCCATATCAGTCCGCAGTAGCCTCAGGGCACGACATTGGCAAATCAGCTCTGGTAGCCATGATCCTGAAGTGGGCGCTGTCCTGCTGGCCGGGATCCAGGGCAATCATCACAGCCAACACCGGCAATCAGCTCAGTTCAAAGACTCAGCCGGAGGTCAGCAAATGGTTCAGGATGGCCTACGACAAAGACTTCTGGGAAGTCCAAGCCACCAGGGTATCAGTCAAAGACACTGAATACAGAGCCACTTACAGGGCGGATTTCGAGACGTGGAGCGAGCAAAACACAGAAGCCTTTGCAGGGCTGCACAATGCCGGCAAGCTGATTCTGGTTATCTTCGATGAAGCGAGCGCAATTAACAGGCCAATCTGGGAAGTTACGAAGGGGGCCTTGACCGATGAGAACACGATCATACTGTGGCTCGTCTTTGGTAATCCAACTCTCAACGATGGACCGTTCTTTGAATGCTTTGGTAGCCAAGGCCATCGTTGGCGGCATCGCCACATTGACTCTCGAACTGTCGAGGGGACAAACAAAGCTCTTTACAAGCAATGGGAAGAAGACGAGGGCGAGGATTCGGATTTCTTCCGAGTCCGAGTTAGGGGAGTCTTTCCCCGCCAAGGCGACACTCAATTTATCTCCTCGGAAGTCGTCCAAAAGGCGAGGCACTACAGAGCTGAAGGGTACGAATATCTACCTCGGATACTGGCCTGTGACGTGGCAAGATTCGGGGACGATCAAACCGTTCTAGGCTACCGGCAAGGGAGGAAGTATGTCCAGCTCGAGCGATTCAGGAATCGTGACACGCAATATACGGCGAATCGAGTCATCCATTACATTACGGAACTCCGACCGCAGGCCAGTATTGTTGACGCAGGTGGAATTGGAGGGGGTGTCGTTGACTATTGCAAAGCCCTTGGCTATGAGATTCTCGGCTTTGATGGAGCAGAGTCGGCATTTGATGCAATCAAGTATTTCAACCGCAGAGCAGAGGTTTGGGGCAAAACGAAAGCATGGCTTGACGGTGGCGCCCAAATCCCCGATGACGAAGAACTCGCCTCAGACTTGACGGGCCCGCAATTCCATTACGCCCAAGGCAAGCGCGCGCACGGCTCGGTCGTGATCGAAGCCAAAGAGATTATGAAAAAGAGAGGATTGCGCTCTCCTGACTGCGCCGACACACTGACGCTGACGTTTGCTGTTGACGTAGCACCGGAATCGGCACAAGATTCACGACAGCAGCCTCCTCGGAGGCCTAAAAGCTGGATGAGCGTATGATCCAACCCACCGAAGACCGCATCCTGGTGCAACGCATAGACGTATCCAGCATCATCGTTCTCACTGACGCACCCAAGAGCATAAAAGGGCTGGTATTGGCTGTAGGGCCCGGCAAATGGCATCCTGGCGAGTGGTGGTACCGCCATACGAAGATAGGTGACTTCTGGGACTGGTACAAAGGCTATCGCGAGCCTTGCAGTGTCCAACCCGGACAGATCGTAGCGTTCAACTCTCGCTGGAATGATTTGACGCACGCCGAGAATGTAGGCACAGGCGCAGACGGCAAAGGCCCTCTCGAGCGGCCGCTGAGTTACAAGCTCGACAGGAACGTGCATCTCATCCGCGAAGCTGACGTCTTTGGGATCTTGCCAAACGAGCATGTCAAAGTGGAGTATCTTGGCACGGCGGTCGAGCGAGAGCATTTCATCAATCGAGGTGAGCATGCCTATGAGTAAGCCGCAATGGAGGCCTGACAGAGCTAAGAAGTTCAGCGAGATGCTCATGGATACTTTCCGCTTCAAGATGGCGGATGAAACCGATGTGCAGGTCTTGCGATCCGTCATGGCAGCATGGGCCAAGAAGCTGAAAGCAGGGCAATACCCTTCTACCTTGATGGCTGAACAGATTACGCCGAGCAACAACAAGCTATTGGACCTCACGCAAAAGGCTAACTGATGGCCTACGACGTTCTGGACGACAAGCCACGCACTATAGCAGGTTCTGTCGCTGCCAGCTCGCAAGAAACCAGAGACTTCCTGGCCCGCGCAAGGGAACGCTTCAAGATAGCTGTAGACGCCGAAAACAAGTTCAGAGCTAAAGCCCTGGACGATATGCGATTCCGTGTCGGCAAGCAATGGCCCGGGGAGACAGAAACGCAGCGGCAAGAAGAGAATCGGCCCTGCTTGACGATCAACCGGATGCCGGCCATCATCTCGCAGATTGTTAACGAGCAAAGAGCGCAAAGACCGCAAGCCACCATCAAGCCGGTAGGCGACGGCGCGGACACAGACACCGCCGAAATCCTCGAAGGCATTATCCGTCACATCCACGTCAACTCTGACAGCGAAGTAGCGATTGACTGTGGCTTTGAAGCCATGGTGACTGCCGGCAAAGGCTATTGCGAGATTTGCGCTGATTACTTGCCAGGACGTACTTTCGATCAGGAACTCTACATCCGCAGAATCAAGAACTTCTTTACCGTGTACTGCGACCCGAGTTCAACGTATGCCGATGAGTCAGACGCTAACTGGAAGTTCAAGACCTGCGACTATCCGTTCGATGAGTACAAAGCGCTGTTCTCCAACAGCCAGCTGGCACAGCTGAACGATCTCACCTCGATAGGCGACAACTTCCCTGAATGGGGCAACTCGAAGACCATCCGCGTAGCAGAATACTGGCACAAGGAATGGGACGACGAAGAACTGCTGCATCTCGAGAATGGCCAGATCCTTGACCGCAAGACCTACACGAAGATGACAGCAGAGATGGCAGAAAAGCCCAAGATCATCAAGAAACGCAAGTACCGCAAATGCACCATCACGTGCTCGGTCATCAACGCCATCGAGGTCATTGACGAATATGACTTCCCAGGCACGGTCGGCTACATTCCGCTGGTTCCGTTCATTGCCTACGACTTCGATGTAGACGGCGAACGCGAGCTTTGCGGGATTGTGAGGAACGCCAAGGATGCGCAGCGTTCGATTAACTATTTTCGTTCTTACGCGGCTGAAGTTATTGCTCTGGCGCCTAAAGCTCCGTGGGTGGGCTGGAAAGGGCAATTCAAAGATGGCAAGTGGCAAAACGCCAACGTAGTGAACTACGCCTACCTCGAGGCCGACATGGTGACAACCAGCGGCCAGCCAGCGCCATCTTTGCCTGTAAGGAACCAGTTTGAGCCGCCCATCCAAGCTATTCTGGCGATGAGCCAGGCGGTAGACCAAGACCTGAAGTCAGTGACAGGAATCTATGAACCATCGCTCGGGCAAACCAAAACAGACCAATCTGGCAAAGCGATCGACCTGCTCCAAAAGCAAGGGGGGCTTACCAATCTCAACTTCACTGACAACCTATCGCGGACCCTCCGTCACATTGGACGTATCATCCTCGACGCCGCCCCATTCATCTACGATGCTCCTCGTGTGCAAAGAATCATTAAGCCTGACGGGGCCACAAATCACGTCATTGTTCACGCAGGCAGGCAGAATGCTGCCGAAGCCCTGCTTACCGAAGAAATCAAGGAAGTCTACGACATCTCGGTAGGTGCCTACGACGTGGTTATCGACGTTGGGCCAAGCTACCAGACGAAGAGACAAGAAGCCTTCAACATGCAAATGCAGCTGGCGCAAGCCGACAAGACTGGCGAGATTATGAAAGTCGCCGGGGACGTGATCATTGGCAACTCAGACATGCCGGGAGCAAAGGAGATTGCCGCACGCATCAAGCGCATCATCCCGCCACAAGCCCTGGGCGACGACGACACTGACCCGCAAGCGCAGATTCAGAAGCTTGGCACGCAACTCCAGCAAGCCCAGCAAGTTAACCAAGAGCTTATGAAGCACAATCAGGAGATGATGGACGCCATCAAGACCGAGAAGATTCAGCAAGACGGCAAGATGGCCATTGCCCAGCTTCAGACCGCCGCACAAGTCGAGGTGGCAGGCATAAACGCAAAGCTAGCCGCGGCACAGCTGGACTTTGACAAGTGGGAACACGCCGCAGACCAGGCGCATGAATTAGCAATGGCGCAGATGGGCCAGCAAGCCGACCAGCAAACGCAAGCCAGTCAGCAAGCGCATGAAAAGGATTTGGCGACAACCCCGCCGCCACCGGACCCGAACGCACAGCAACCAGCAGCACAAGGAGAATAAAAATGTATGAATTAGCAGGCAGTCAGAATGCGGCACAGAACCAACTAAGGACGAATGCCCCAAATGTCATCGCAGAACGTCAACCATTGGTACTCGAAGCGCTTATGACTCACGATGCCGTATTGCAAGACCTCTGTTCCGTAGTCACCAAATTGGAACAGCGTCTCTCGCCAGCCATGCGCCCATGCGGACCTTCGGATTCAACGCAGGGCAAAGAACCTGAGCATTCTGTTCAGCTTGTGGCTCTAGTTAGCCGAGCCACGCGGTCCTTGCAATCGCAGGTTTCACGGATACACGAAATCCTAGACAGAATGGAGATTTGACATGGCCATTACCAAGATAGTAACTAGTGGTACGTTCCAATTAAAAAATCTTCCCGGGTACATCCGTGGCATCAGCGTACCAGCAGCAGGTACGGGCTGGACGCTCCAGCTCTTTGATGGACCTACACCCGCAGGCACGCTCATCAGCAACTATGGCGGGACCACGCCGGGCGCGATTACCGTCAATTTGGGCTTGCTGGCGCCGCTTTTCTTTGGGACTGGTATCCAAGTGGTTACTGCCGGGACGCCGGGCGAAATGGACATTGACTGGATATGAGCGCGCCGAATCAATCATGGTCAGCGGTATTGCGCGAGGATACTGACGCTAAAAGTCTAAAGATGGAATTGGCTGCGTTTGCCAGGGAACGCGGCCATGTCCCCATGGCTTACAGGACAATTCCTGTCCAATGGCGCGAGGGATGGGGTGAGATGCGCGGAGAGGTGGAAGTTTTGTGCATTAATCCTAAGGCTCAAGTATTTATGCCGAGGGCGATATGAGCACGCCAGCCACGCCCATCGTCGAACCTGAAGTCAAAGAGCGGCAAGATACCGATGCCTACATCGCCGAGCGTGCCAAGGAGCGCAACGCCGAGCCTACGCCAGTCGTCATCGAAACCACGAAGCCAGCCACGCCGGAAGAACTCGCAGCAGCCATCCCCGAACCGCTAAAAGGCAAGCCAGCAGAAGAAATCAAAGCCATCCTCGACAATGCCATCCCGCCAGAAATGGTCGATCGGCAAGCGGTAGATGCCTACATCAATGAGCGGAACGGCAAGAAGCGCCGGGAGCGTGGCGGCAAGCAAGTCAAGATCGAGCAACTGACCAGGGAAAAGCACGAAGCTGAAGAGAAGGCTGCGGAGCTCGCCAAGCAGGTAGAAGCGGCCAAGGCTGTGCCACCGCCAGTCGTTGAAACTCCTCCCGCAGCCGAAGCCCCCAAGACTCAGCCAAAGATGAACGAGTTCCAGGACGTAGAGCAGTACTACGCCGCCATGGCGCTGTGGGCAGCCAAGGAGAATGGCGCAAAGCCAGCCGAAATACCCAAGGAAGTACCCAAGCCAGCGCTGGTAGATACCCTGCGAAAAGAGGAGTTCGACAAGTTCCTCGAGAAAGGCAAATCCTTCATTGCCGGGCATCCCGACTTCAACACGACGCTCGAGGCAGCGCATGTCAGAGGCTTAACGATGTCCGAGGCCGGCAGAGTAGCGATCACCCGCCTGGCGGCCCCTGAAGTCGCTTACTGGCTCGCCAAGCCCGAAAACGACCTCGCAGCAAGGAATTTCATGAAACTGGACGACTTCCAGCAAGTCATTGAGATTGGCAAGATAGCCGAGCGGCTGGCGGTCAAGCCTTCAGACTTTGTTTCGAGTGCACCAAGCCCCGGTATTCGACTGACAGGCAATGCCCGCAACGATGTGCCATTGAACGAAATCACCGATACGGACGAATACATCCGGCAGCGTAGACAGGCAAGAAGAGCGAGGGGCCGATGAAAATTAAAAAAAGATGTGAATGCCATAGCTGTACGCATACCCTATTGTCTGCTAACCAATTATCGCGTAAAATATACTACGTCTAGGCACCATCTCTGCAAAAGAAACAAGCTCCGGTCCAAGCCGGGGCTTTTTCTTTTGGCTTGACAACAGACAAAAAGGGCGTAGCGTAGCAGTCAGTTCTCTCCTGCGAGCGCCAGTCGCTCGGTAAATTTGTTCTCCTACGGGGAAGGAATCGAAACTGATTCTTTTAACGAAAGGAGAACTCCTCAGTGAACCAACTTTTAACCATCGGTATGGTCACGATGGAATCCCTGCCAGTTCTTGAAAACGAACTCACCTTCACGAAAGAAGTTGTCCGCGAATACGACAAAGACTTTGCCAAGCAAGGCGCGCAAATTGGAACGATCTTAAACATTCGCAAACCGCCCAAGTATACCGGCCGCTCCGGGCAAGGGCTTTCAACCGAAGACGCCATCGAAACGGTAGTCCAGTTGGTGCTTACCACGCAGTTCGGCGTAGACACCACCTTCACCTCGGAAGACTTCACGCTGAACATCGAGAACTTTGCCGACAGGTTCCTGAAGCCTGCTATGGCGCGCATTGCCAACAAGATTGATGCTGACGGGCTCTTGCAATACCTCAACGTGGCCAATGCGGTAGGCGTTCCGGGCACACCGCCGAACGCCTTGCTCACCTACTTGCAGGCCATGCAGAAGCTGAATGACAACGCCGCGGCCAAGACGCCACGAGCCATCATCATCAACCAGGCCATGGAACCTCCGATCGTTGATGCCTTGAAGGGCTTGTTCCAGTCTTCAGAGCGTATCCGCGAACAGTACGAAGAAGGCTACATGGGCTATGCCATCGGCGCAGCGTGGGCCATGGATCAGAACGTAGCGGTAAACACCGTGGGAGCCTTGAACGGCGCCACAACGATTACCATCAACGCCGGCGGGCAATCAGGCGCATCGCTGGTGCTCTCGAACGCCGGATCAGTGACCGCATTGCTCAAGAAGGGCAATGTATTCACCATCGGTTCAGGGACGACAGGCGTTTACTCCGTCAACCCGCAGGAAAAGACTTCGACAGGCTCTTTGCAGTGCTTCACGGTCACTGCCGATGTCACTTCCTCGGGCGGCGCGGCCACAGCGCCGATCTTCCCGGCCATCGTGCTTTCGGGGCCATTCCAGAACGTGGTAGCAGCTCCTGGCGCTGGCGCAAGCATCAACGTGTTTGGCGCCGCGGGAATCAACTCCCCGCAAGGTCTGTGCTTCCACAAGGGCAGCTTCACTTTGGGCATGGCTGACATGGTTCTGCCGACTGGCGGAGTCATCATGGCCGAGCGAAAATCCAGTGATCAGCTGGGGTTGAGCATGAGATACATAAAAGCATACGATATAAACTCCGATCGTTTGCCTGGACGTTTCGACGTTTTGTATGGGTGGGCGACTCTTTACGGTGAGACGGCCTGTAGGGTCATGGCGTAGAAATCTTGTGAATATCTACATGACACTGACGGCACAACCACTGAACATCAAGGGGCTTATCATAGCCCAAGTGATGATGTGCGTCAATCCTTTTTTTGTCCTCGCCGCATTTTTCGCAGGCGATGGGCCGGACGAGAATACCAGCCTTCAACGCACGCTTGAACTTTCGGTACGCCGAAAACTTTTCCTTGTTGCGGTCGCGATACCGCTTGTATTGGGCATTGTATTTCGCTCGATTCTCACGTCTCCATTTGGCCAGCGCTGCAGAAGCTCTGTCCTGATGGTCCTTAATCCACTGAGCATGGTACTCGACAAGGTGCTCTTTGTTTGCCTCAACCCATTCTTTTTTCTTAGCACGGCCTTTGTCAGAATCAGAATAGCGTTTGGAAATCTCGGCACGTGTCATTGGCATGTGCGTAATATAACAGCGACTACAGGAAAGGCAAGGTAAATCATGGCATTTGCCTATAGCACAATCGCAAACGCACTAGGAGCAACCGACACCTCTTTTTCGCTGACCGTAGGCACTGGCGTGACCGCATCGGTCTTCCAAGCCGCCACCAACCCTGCCGTAGGCGTGCAGACGTATCTGCTGGTCGATCAGGAAATGATGCAAATCATCAGCGGAACGTTTGGCTCAGGCGTATCACCGGTCAGCGTCAAGCGCGGAGTCATGGGCACGCGCGCCATGCCACATCCGACGCTTACGCCGTTTATCTTCGGAACCAGCTTGGACTTCCTGAACTTCGTGCCGGCCATCAAGGCCTTTGTGAGCGTCCAGCCGGACATCAACTCGCAGACTTCCGGTCCGGTCGTAGCCTCGGCTGCCAGCATCATTTGCCCCAGTTCGCTGTTCCATGTCAGCGGCGCGGCTTCGATCACCAACATGCAGCCGCCGACTTCAGCGCTTTTGAGTCAATCCGGGCCAAACTCCGAAGAGAACTACATCAACGGAACGCGGATCACGATCATTACCGACTCAACGGCGGCGTGGGCGACAGGCGGCGGCGGAACTGGGCCGGCAATCGCCGGCACTGTCGCAGCTTTGACTGCCGGAACATTCATTGACTTCATTCTCGATACTTCAAGCGGCGCGGCTCTGTGGTATCCGTCGAGAAAGGCTTAACCGATGGCGACTCCTGCAGTTCTACCGGCGGCGGCAACGCCGCTCATTGGCACGCTGAACAAAGAAGGCGCATTCACCAAGGATGCCGTCGTAGGACTTCAATCCGGCTTCCAGATGGATTACCGGACAGACGTTACCCTGACCTCGGCGCAGCTTCTGGCCCTGCTCGGAACGGCGGTAACGCTAGTCCCTGCACCTGGTCCGGGCCTCATGATTTGCCCGGAAACCATCATTCTACGGATGATTGGCGGAACGCAATACACTGACGTTGGCGGAGCGGTATCCTTCAGCGTTGGAACCATGACAGCGGCTTTGGCAGCCAATACCATCGTTACTGGGCCAACTGCCGGGCAACGTTCCCAGCAAATCTTCGCGTTTGGCGGGACTTCGACGGCAGCCAATCCGCCAACCAATGAAAATGCTCCATTGACCATCTCGAAGGTCACCAACAACTTTGCCGCTGGCACCGGAACCTTGCACATTACCGTGTTTTACACTGTGGAGACAACGACATGAAACTGAAAGTTACGAAGGTTACGCAATCTCCCGGGGGCGATTTCACCTTGACGCTGAAAGGCGAAGAAGGGTTGCATGGAGAACTGTCCTTGCCTGTTCCGCCGCCGGAAAAAGAAATCCTCCTGTACGATCTTAATCAAGAGTTTGAACTGACTGCCGGGCCTCCGCCGCTTCTGCCTCCGCCGGAACGCCGCATCAAAGGCTCGACCGACAACCGCCCGCTGCCGCATACCGAGCGCCGCAAGGGACTGCCGGACACGCGCAAGCCTGCTCCGAGAGCAGCCGCCGTTGATCCTGCGAAGGCTCCAGCGCCGCCGCCGCCCAAGCCCGTTCCACCTCAACCCATTCAAGAGGTAAAATAATGCCAGTTGTACGGATGCAGCCACGCAACAACGAAATGGTGCTGATTAGGGAAGTCAGGGACTCAGCCGGGCGCACCGATGCGCAGATTCGCGCCATGGAGCAGAACGACCCGAAACCTCCCTACATCACCGGAACTGACCGCCTCTATGCCGAGCAGATTGCCGCTGAAAACAAGCTCTACCCCAAGGTTCTCTATCGTCTGGCAATCAGGTACAAGAAGGGCACAGACGGCAAGCCCAATCTCGAGGAACCGATCTACAAGGGCGACCGCATCAACCCGAACTATCCCATGCCGTATGCTTTGGCCATCGAGAACGGCTACCAGGGACAAGTCACCGGACATGGCTCGGACAAGGGCGTGAACATCGTCCATCCCTACGAGACTTGCTACGTGCCGATTGGCTGGGACCCGAACTTCCCTACGCCTATTGACGAAGCGGACTGCAAGAAGGACGAAGCCAAACTGGCCAAGGATGGCTGGGTAGACAGCCCCAACAAACTGGAATTGCCCGAGCGCGTTGTCGAGGTGAACTGATGCCGCACAAAACGCAAGGCAGCAAAGTGGTGGATGCAGCCATCATGCGTCCTGTCCCAGCGACAGCAGCCCAAGCGATGGAACGCAGCACCCGTCAAGCGGCAGGTGGCTCAAAGGACCATACAGCAGAGCGCCAAGCCTACCGCGAGCCCAGCGCCCGCCCGCATCCGGCATTGAAGCATTTGACTTCCGCAAATCACGTTCAAGAGGTATTCAAGAAACGGGGATAACCAGTGAAGGGCGTCGATTTGCTCCAAAGCGCGGCGCGCTTGGCCGGTATCCTTGCTTCAGGTGAAAACCTTGTCGGCAACGAGCCCGCCGATTGCCTGATAATCCTTCAGCAGATGATGGATGAGTGGCAGGCGGACGGGTTGAAGATCTTCACCGACCAGATCAATACCTTCCCGTTTGTCCTTGGCACGCAGACTTACACGCTGGGCACCGGCGGCAATTTCAACATGGCCAGGCCAGCCAAGATTACCAGGATGGGCTGCCAGATTCTAAGCAATCCAACACAGCCTAGCGAAGTGCCGATTACCTTGCTCGACGTGGACGGCTGGGCCAACGTGCGCGTGAAGAATATCTCTGGCAGCTATCCGCTATTCTGCTACAACGACCAGGGCTTTCCGTTGATGACGCTGAATTTCTGGGTCATCCCTGGCCTGACCTCGAACGTAGTCATCTACTCCTGGGCGCCGCTATCGACCTGGCCAGACCTCGCGGTAACCGATGTTACATTCCCGCCAGCCTATTTGCAGGCCATCCGTTACAATTTGGCACTTAGGCTTTGCCCGGAGTTTAGCGTCCAGCCAACGCCAGATGTAATGATGACCGCGGAGAAATCACTGCAAGCATTGAAGGATACCAATCTGCCAGCGCCGATCCTGAAGTGTGACCCGGGGCTAAGTGGAATGGGAGCAGCGGTTTGGGATTGGCGCTCGGACACGTGGATAGTGAGGCGATAATTGGCGCGTTTCGACTTCTGTTCGGGCAGTTACACCGTTCAAGCTGTGAACGCAGACAACCAGATCTGCAGAAATCTCTATCCAGAGGTCAACGAATCCGGCAGCGGCCGCTCGAAGATGGTGCTCAATCCCACACCAGGCCTCGCCAAGATAGCCTCTTTTGGCGGGGCGCCGCGGGGCCAACTTGAATACAACGGGCGGGAATTCATCGTAGCCGATACCCAGCTATACGAGATTACGCAGACTTCTGGCGGAACGGGGGTGCCCATCACCGTGTCTGTGACGGTAAGAGGGACGGGCCTGGCAAACGACGGGTTACCAGCCTCGATGGTTTGCAGCCAGACGCAGCTTTTGGTTGCTTCTGGAGGGTCGGTTTACCTGCTGGTTCTGGCCACAAACGCTTTCAGCCAGATAGCAGCATCGAATTTCACGCTATCAACTGGCCCGGCTCCAGTCCGGCAAGTAGAGTTCTGCGACAGTTTCTTTCTGGCACTGATTGCCAATTCCGGTACAGTGTGCATCTCGAATGTCTTTGATGCCTCCAGCTGGAACCTGAACGGGCAAATCGTTGTCAGCGTGTTCCCTGAAAACGTGGTTGGCATGAAGACCGATCACCGCCAAGTGTGGCTAAGAGGCAACAAAAAGACAGTGGTGTACTATGCTTCCGGCTCTTTGAACGTTTTTGACGTGGTTCCAGGGGGATTTATCGAGCAAGGCGGCGCATCGCCATTCTCCTGCGACAAGGTAGACAATTCCCTGCTATGGATTGGCCAGGACGACAAAGGCGACCGAGTAGCGTGGCGAGCCGTAGGCTACAACGCTTCGCGCATCTCGACCCATGCAACGGAACTTGCCTGGCAGAAGTATCCCAAAGCCTCCGATGCGGTCAGCTATGCCTACCAGAAATTCGGGCATTCCTTCTGGCAGGTTCTGTTTCCGTCAGCTAACAACGGCAATGGAGCGACCTGGGTCTATGACGTAGCAACAGGGCTTTGGCACGAACGCGATCTTCTAAACGTAACTTCGGGCGCTTCCATGGGCCATCCCAGCTGGAACCATTCCTTCTGGAATGGTACGCACATTGTTGGCGACTGGCGATCGTCGAATCTCTACCAGATGGACGAAGCCTTTCTTGACAATGCTGGCGTGCCGATTGTCAGAGTACGTAGAGCGCCGCACATCTCAACTGAGCTTGAAGTCGTAAAGCACACTCGGTTTGAACTGGACATGGAGACAGGGCTGGGGCCTGAACCTCCCTTGCAGACTGGCGGCGGAGCTCCTACGGTCCTGACGCTGAAAGACGCCAACGGCATCCTGTGGGGCGTTACGGTGAAGGACAGTGGATTGCTTCAGACAACTTCAGGCTCGCTCGGAGCTGCCCAGCTGGTCTATCTGAACGTAGGCGCAGCCACCTGGCAGTTGGGGGTCACGATCGCAGGCCTTCTGACCACGACCTCGGTAGCCTTTGCCGCTAATCCGACCATCATCACCATGGTAGCGCCATCGTCGGCATGGGATTTGAGCGTGACCTCAATTGGACTCTTGCAGACTTCAAAGAACAACCAATTGTTTGCCAGAGGGCCGCTGGTCTGGCTCAGGTTCTCCGATGATGGCGGGCACACTTGGTCTAATGCTCAGCCGCGGGACGCCGGGCAGGCTGGGACGTACAAGACACGCTTGCGCTGGGCAAGGCTTGGGCGAGCGCGCATCAGGACGTATGAAATCAGCTGTTCCGATCCTGTGCCATTCAGGATTGTAGATGCCTACGTCAACGGTCAACCTGGCTATCAGCCGAGCAAGAGACTTACGAAGCAGTACGCGGAAGTTAGTTAAGTCTATTATTATGAGCAAGTTCCCAGCGCCTCCGGTAGACACCGACTTCCAGAAGCAAGGGCAGCCGTCGCCTACGTTTGCCTGGGAGCAATGGTTTCAGGCTATTAGCGCGTTTCTGAGCGCCATGCCGCAAGGTTTCTCTGTGACTCATGCACAGAGGTTGGCATTGAAAGGGCAGGCTATCGGGTCTATCGTGTTCGAGACGGACACTAACCATGTCCTTGCTTGGAACGGGTTAATTTGGGTGACGCTTGTATGATTCTGACCTCAACCGAGGGACGCGTTCTTCAGCTTGCACAGGAGAACTTTGGAAACGTTACGCTGGACGCAAAGGTTCACGAACTTGGAGACTCACTGGAACTGGCGAGCATGGTGCTCGAGCTTGAAAATGAATTCGGCATAGACATCCCTGACAGCGAACTGCCAAAGCTCACCACTTTGCATGACGTAGTAAAGTACGTGGAGCGTTATGGTTAGAGACGCCACGACCGCAGACATACCGGAACTGGTGAGATTGGGCAGTCTTTCGCTGGTCAACGGTCCTTATGCCGGGATGATCAAAGACACTCCAGAGCAAAGCGCAAAGCTGGCTCTTGAAGTCATTGAAAACGCCAAAGGGAAAGTGCTGATCTATGAAAACGACACTGGGCGCGTCGTAGGGCTTCTCGGATTCATCATCTTTGCGCACTACTTTACCGGAGAGCCTACCGCTAATGAGATTATGTGGTATGTCGAGCCGGAAGAACGCAAAGGCGGCGGAGGCATGAAACTTCTTTGGGAGGCGGAGCGGCAAGCCAAAGAAATGGGCGCAAAGTACATGAGCTTCAGCGCGCCAAACGTCGATGTGGCAAACATTTACGAACGGTTTGGCTACAAGCAACTGGAAGTTTCCTTTGTGAAGGAGCTCGATGCCGTTCATTAGCACAGGCCTTGCAATCGGCCTCGGCGTAGCTTCTGCCGCCAGCAGTGCGGTTGGCGGAGTTATGGCCAGCAAGGCGGCCGGAGCACAAGCTAGCGCTGCAACTTCCGCCGCACAGCTTCAACATCAGGACCAGCAAGCCTCGCTCGACTTCCAGAAGCAGCAATGGGCCACGCAGCAAGCCAACATGGCGCCCTGGCTGCAAGCTGGCACGCAAGGGATCAACAGCCTTGCTGCACTGCTTGGAACTCCTGGACAGGGGCTGCTGACGCCTTGGACGCAACAGTTTCAAGCGCCTACCGCGGCACAAGCCCAACAGACTCCAGGCTATCAGTTCGCACTCCAGCAAGGAGAGAACTCCATCCAGAACAGCGCGGCGGCACAAGGCGGATTGCTCTCAACTGGAGCCCAGAAAACCCTTGATCAGTACTCACAAGGGTTAGCCTCGCAGACGTATTCCGACACCTACAACCGCGCTCTAGCCGAATATCAGCAGAGCTACAACATCTTCCAGGGGAACCAGACAAACACATTTAACAGGTTAGCGGCACTTAGCGGAGCAGGGCAGACCGCGGCAACGACGCTAGGAAATCAAGGGCAAGCGGCGGCAAACAACATTTCCAACATCAACCTGACAGGCGGAGCGCAGCAAGGGGCGAACTTGAACTTGGCAGGGGCGGCAAACGCTTCAGGCTACGCCGGAATTGCGAATTCGATCACAGGAGGTATTTCAAACATCAGCCAGTACGCGCTTTTGGCCAGCCTGCTGAATAATCGGCCGGGAGCAAGCACGCCACCAGGATTGGGCCCAGGAGGGCCAGCGTAATGGCTACAGGTTTCCCCGCCCTGATGATTAAACCCCCTGAATCTCCGATTCAGCAGATGGCGGGAGCACAGCAGATTCAGGCTGGCCAGCAGGAAGCGCAAATGCGCACGCTCCAAATTCAGCAGGAGCAGCAGCAACTGACCGACCAGCACGCCATCACGCAAGCCATGCTGAACTGGGACGGGAAAGATCCCAACTCGCTGGCTATGGGCGTTCTGCGGAACGGCGGCAGCGGATCGGCGGTGTTTGGAGTAACCCAAAAGCTTCTCGCAACCCGGCAGACAACCAGCGAAATAGCCAAGAACGATGCCATCACCGCGCAGAACACCGCAGACACGCTAGCCAAGCAGAACGATGAGTACCGCGGGCGAGTGCTGAACATTGCTGGCATGAAAGACCCCGCCGCACAGCAAGCCGCCTGGGACAGCGAAGTAACGAAAGAAGAGCAGGCCGGGACCATCAAGCCCGGAGCGATGTCGCACACCTACCCAGGCAACGAGCAAGCCATCGTGCTGGCCAACAACTTCGCGCTCGGCAGCCAGCTGGTAAAAGAAGCGCAAGAGAAGCAAAAATTGGCTCTGGAGGCATGGAAGCCAGTAGCTGGAGGACTAACTAATGCCGTAACAGGGGAGAAGATAAGCGGGCTCGACCCCAGCAACATTCCATTGCTTAACAATGGACTGAAAGCGCGATGGCAAGTCCTGCATCCAGGCGAAGAACCTCCTGATTATTTCCAGCTGAAACCGGGAGCCAACCCTACTGATTTTGAACGCATGGACAAACTCTTGCAATCCACAGAGGAGGCCAGTCGCGCGAAGCTCACGCATGAAGATGCCGAAAAACAGCTTGCCGTCAGCAACGGTATCAGAGCGCAGATGTTCGATTTCCAGATCGACAAGGTTGGTTTGAAGCCTGTCCAGGGCACAGACCCAAAGACCGGGCGCACGGTGGTTGTTCCCTATTCGCAGGCGCAGCAAATGGGAGTCAAGGACGCTGCCGAGATTCCCTCTCAGGACTATCAGAAAGCTCTCAGTGGACGGCAGTGGCTGATGCTGGCCAACAAGCAAGGGCCAGCGGGCGCAGAGCCCAAGGACATGGGCATCACGCAACTGATCGACAAGATGGACAAGAAAGACAAACTAGGGCCGCTGGCCGGGCGCTGGAACGAATTTATGACCGGGACTTGGGGCGCTGGCGATGCCGACTATGCAGCTCTCAAAGCCAAGATGGACCTTAGCAGCACCTTGCTGGGAGCCGTCCACACGGGAAGACTTGGGCCTTATTTGCTAGAGAATTTGCACGACCTTGCGCAAGCCAAAAAGATGGATGGGCCAACGCTAAAATCCGCTTTCGGAGCAGAAGTAAACTATGTCACCGACGTTGCGCGCGATCCGAATCCGCCAGATTGGAGCAAAGGCAGTGCGCCTCTTACGAAATTCCAAGCTCCTGCGGGGGCTCCTGCGGCGCCAAAGGAAGACGGGCACATCCTGAGAATGAATGGCAAAGACGTAGCCAAGTCGAAGGGGGGCGAATGGGTGGCACCGTAAACCCAGTTTTTGAGGTAGTCCCTCCACCGCAAGCTACTGCGGCGGCTGGCAATCAGTTTGAAATTGTGCCGCCGCAATCGAAATGGGGACTGCCGAGTTCTTGGAAAGAAGCATGGGCTCGGCTTAGTCGCCCACTCCCGTCCCCCATCGGAGGCAGCGAAGAACGCGAGACCGCCGAGGGAGCTCCTGTTGCTGCTACTGCTCTCGGTGCTCTTGGCACTGCTGGGATGGGAGTTGAAGCCATTGCCGCTAGAAGTCTCGCGCCTTTATACCCGCTAGCCAGAGGTATTCTGGGAGCCGTAGCGGGAAAGTTTATAGGCAAGGAAGCGGGTGGAATGGTTGGCCAGCCAGAACTTGGCGGGAACATTGGTGCCTTGGCAGGTGGGGTATATGGGGCAGGCGGAGGGAAGATGCCTGCCAAGGGCGACGTTATGGACTTCTTCAATAAGCCCGAGTTTCAGGAAACCGGAGCGCCGTTGCCTTCCGCTGAAGAATTTTACGCCAATCACGGCAAGGACATTATGGCGGCGATGAAGCAACAACCAGAGGCATTTGGAATCCCTGAACCACCCGCCGGAGCACCGCTTCCTTCTGTGGCTAAGTTCTACGAGATGCGAGGGCGTGAAATCATGGCTGCCATGAAGCAGCAGCCAGAGGCATTTGGATTTACCAAGGGTGCGAATGGCGGGCTGGAAGTTCCTTCCGAGGAGACACCTTCTGGAAGCTCGCAGGATTTGATTACGCGGACCAAAAAGATCGTTCAGCCCGGCGAACAGCCAACAGCCGAGGATTTGAAGAGGGCCGGGGACTTGACGCAAGCACCACTTGGCAGGCTGAAAATACTGGCAGACTGGGGCGACAAGCTTGCCCAAAACGAGATTAACCGGAGACTGAAGAATCCATGAGATTAGATGTGCTTCCACGTTCTGCGGCAAATGATGCCGTAAATAGTCTGTGGGTGAACTCCGTATTGCTTTGCCAAGGAAGGTCCGCCCACACCAGCAGCATGAAGATGTCTGATTTCCTTAACTTGGTCTGCTATGAGAATGTGCGTTCCGCATCTCTCGCCTCGATTATCTGGAACTTCCCAACGGCCCTTTTTGTAGCGGTCTGTTGCATTGTCGCTGCGGCTTCCAATGAAAAGGTGTTCTGGTCTAACGCATGGTGGAGTATCGCAATAATGGCAGACTTGCTTTCCTTCTGGGACTGCACCGAAATGCAATTCCCAAGATGCAATGTGAGCACTGATATGTTCTCCGCCTCTGGAGACTCGACCGTAACCGTCAGACCCATCATCACTGCCAATCCAAAACCAACATCCATCGGTTTTATGGACAAACTTCCAGAATCGTTCTTCAAGTGGGATTCTTTCGCGTGGCGCTTTATTCCAGCACGCCCGGTTACAGTATGTTCTCTTGGAGGAGATGCGTACATTGAAAATGCGATTGCAATATAGGCACGGCCTGTCAATTCTCGGACTGGTTCTTGGTCTAGCGCACATGGTGTGTGCTCAAGTTTCTGTAGCTCCGTCTCCGGTTGCAAAGCAACAATTTTTCGGTGCCAATGGAGCACCTCTAGCTTCCGGATGCCTACAAACTTATATTACCGGCACGAGTACGCCGTTAGCCACATACCAGGATAGCACAGGAACATCCTTGAATCCAAACCCAATAATCTTGGATAGTGGGGGCTTTGCGAATATCTGGCTATCAAATGCCACATACAGATTCGTTTTGGTTTCCGCCGGAGGGGTTTCCTGCGCTACAGGCACGACCCAATATACCATTGACGGAATAAGCGCATGGACCGTTGTAAACACGCCCGCCAACCTGTTCCTGCTTGGCGCAACCTCGGACCCTGGAGGGACCGCCGGCGAGCTGGCCTACCGCACAGACATCCCCTGCTTCCGGGCGTTCACTACGTTCTGGGACTGCCTAATTTCACTCACGGCCACGCAGACGCTGACCAACAAGACGCTTTCCGCGCCGATCATCAACAATGCCACAGGAGCAACGCTGATCAGCCCAAGCATTGCCGGCTTGACATCTGGAGGGGTAGCAGTGGCCACCGGCAATCCAACGAACTTTGAGAATTTCACGAACGGCGGTGCCGGTACCGTACTTAACGGACTTGCAAAACTCGTTCCGCTTGGCGCTGGAACGGTAGCGGTTTCCACGGTAACAAGCGACACAGGCGGAGTTATCGGCATTGTTGTAGCTGGAGCGGGCACTTCGGGGATAAACATCGTCCAGCGCAGAGGGCAGGTGCTTTGCGCCTTTGACGGCAGCACGACTGTAGATGACTATGTGCAAATCAGCACGACGGCAGGAAACAATTGCCACGATACTGGCCAGACGACCTATCCAACAAGCGGCGGGCAAGTTGTTGGCCGCGTTCTCGGCACAAACGCAGGAGCCGGTACCTATCTCATGGATCTTTTCCCGTCAGAGATTCGTGCTGGAGGGCTTGGAGCGCAAATCGGCTGCACAAACTTTACTCCAGTAACCGTCACAAACCTGAACACGGTACAGAACCTGCTTTCTTGCACCATCCCGGCTAACACGCTCTCGCAAGGCAGTCTTCTGCTGGTCAACTTGACTGGCCTGCAAAGCACAGCGTCAGGAGATACGCTCACCATCAGCGTAACGCTTGGGGGCGGTACTGCTTGCGCAACCACGCAGACGCAAGGCGTAAGCACCAATTCTCCTTTTGACTGGACAGGGAAGTTTGCGGTGCTGACCGCTGGGGCCGGAGGGACAGCTAACTGGAGTTGCGAAACATTCGGCATAACCGGCAATGCCCCGGTCGGTCCCAACGGACCTGTAGGCACGCCAACCATTGCCGTGAACACAACGGTTTCCAATCTCCTTCAGGTGACCGTACAAATGAGCGTAGCCAATGCCGGTAATACGACCATCGGACAAATGCTGAAGGCGGTGGTATTTTGAAACGACTGCTGATATTTTTCTTGCTTTCATCTTCGGCGTTCGCTGCGCCACGTGACTACAAACTCTATCCTCCGATCATCCCTCATTTTCACGCCATCAAAGTGACACCTTTAATTTTCCCCCAAGTAAACACCTTTTGCGCTGCAAATCTAGCTTGCACGGTGACCGGAGCATGGACGTTTCAGGCCAACAACACCTTCACAGGGAGCAACACATTCAACGGAGCAGGAATTAGCGGAAACTGCACGATCATCAACAAAATCCGCTGCGTCTCCGAAGGCAATCCCCAAGGTTGGGCAGGATCCGACTTTGGCGCATGGGTCAACGCTGCAATCCAGAGCTTACCAGTGGCCCCTACAGGAGGAGAGATTGAGGTGGGCTGCCCATCTACCGGGAATTTCGTTTACACCACCACTATCCTCATAGACCGTGAGGTACACCTCCACGCTACTGGAGTAGGTACGCAAGGCAACGGAGGCTGCCTGTTTATCTATAACGGAAGCGGGATGGGGATACAAGTCTATGGCGTTGGTGCGTTCGGCGGCGCGACTGGTTCGTTACTAGAAAACTTCTCGATAGCCAACACCGGTACCGGCACCGTGGGAATCGATATTGACCAAGGCGTCTATGGCGTCACGCTTCGCGGAGTAACAGACCAACCTGGGACGGCGTGGTCAACCGCATTTATTCGAGTCGGGAATACGCTTACGGGCGGGCAGGTCACTATGACTACGCTAGATCACGTGTGGGTGCATGGCGAGCCACATGGTCTAGTAAGCCTACGTAACTATGGTCTCAACATACTTGGAGGCTCGGTATTCGATCAGAGCGGGATGCAATTCGGAGACGCCACGCATCTTACCGCTGCCGCAGCTATATTCGGCGGGGTCTACACAGGAGCAGCCAACACTACGGTTATGACCGTTCTGAACTCGCAGTCCTTGAACATCTACGGCGCGGATATGGAGATAGATGGAACCGGGTATGCTGTGGATTGCCCGTCAACAGCCACGGCCTGCGGGTCGATTACCTATCACGGTGGGCGCGTCGCAACCGCATCGTTTAGTAACCAAAATACCTACATCTTCGATAATAATCATGGAGGCACAAGCTGGGACATCAGAAATGTCATCACGCTTGGCCTCGGAGCGGGCACATTCATTTTTAGGAATCAAGCGGCAGTCCCTCAAATCGTACTACTGGTAGGGTTGATCACTGACACCACAGGCCCAACGGACACGAACGCCTATACGAACGTAATCAGTTACGGGCACAACTTCGGAGGCACGCTACTACCTACGAGTCATTGGAAGGGAAGCCAACAATGTGATGGTGTAGTAGCTTCGGGCGGATGCTTATGGACGTTGAACGACACTGCGGGAGTACGCACTACGATTTTGCGTTCACCTGATACGGTCAACAATGGGCAGGTGGGCACGACTAGCGGCAGTCAGTTTGAATTAATTGCTGGTGGGAATATACATCAGCGGATAAACTCTACTGATCTCACTACTCAGTTCTTCGGAGCACCTGTTCCAAACGTTGCCGGGACTATAGATTTAGGCACCACGCTGCTTCCGTTCGGCAATCTCTGGCTCGGCACAGCAGCCACAAACAACTTCAAGTTTGCTCCAGCAGCCACGGCCGCGGCTCGCACAATCAACATTCCAGACCCGACACTGACGACAACCCTTGGCCTCAGCTACAACGCCACCATAGGCTACTACGTCTCAAAAAAGGGAACAGCGGGATGCACGACGGCAGCATCCATCGGTGGGATCTGCGCAACTCCCATAACAGTGACTTGGGGCGTCACTCTGCCCAACACGAACTACAGCGTAGTCTGTACTCCTGTTGGAGCTCCGACGAGCACGCCAAGCAACCCTTACGCCATCACGAAATCAGCAACCACGGTGACGGTGAACTACTTCGCCATCCAAGCTGTGGCGGCTTCTTGGCCTGCGATAGATTGTATGGCGATACTCGACTAAGGCGGCCGTGACCAAGTGCGTCGCATTTCGGGAGGCAGTGCAATGAATCCAAAGAAGTTTTTGCTCACCTTCCTTTTGCTGGCCAGCCCGGCAGCAGCCAGCGAGCACGACTACACGCTTTACCATCCCAATGCACCACAGCCTAAAGTACTGGAAGCTATCCCGCCAGAGCCACCACAAACGCAGATTGGAGGCGGTGGCGGAGGCTTCCCCGTCACCACGCCCCAGGTCGTCGGCTCGGGAGGGTCGATCACGACTACGGGGACGGGAGTAATTACGGCGACTCACGCAAATGATGCAGTAGGCCCAGTCATCAATGCTGGAACCTTGGGAGCTTCGCCAGCGCTAGCAGACAATGCCACAGCTTTTGCGGCGGTAGCGACGGCAGCCACGGCAGCAGGGTATGTTTCAACTGGCGGGATTGTCTTTCATAGCCAATGCTCTGCTCAAGGCAATGCCATCACGACACTTAGCTGTTCGCTGACAATCTCCCCCGGAGATACAGTGCTTATCTCCTTCATTGATAACCACACCTCTGGGCAGACCATCGTGGTGTCGGATTCAAGTGCAGTGAATAACTACAACATCGTCAACCAGCAGATAGCTGGAGGCGGCGGGGCTTCAAGAATGTACGGCTCTATCGTGGGTGTCACGAACGCAGCCACGTCCGTCACGGTAACCAGTTCTCCAGCGGAAATCTACAGCATCGCAGCCGCTTCCTACAGCGGAGTAGGAGCCTATGGCAACGCAGGTATCCAGCCGGGAGGCAGTTCCACGGCACCTTCTGTTTCGGTCGTGACGCAGGATGCCAACAACGTTATTGTCAGCGGAGTTGGCTGGATCAATGGAGCCACGATTACGCTTGCGGCCAACGCTGGGACAGTCCGGGCTAACGTCGGCGCACTTGTAAATATGTTCGGGGATGCCATCATCGACAACACGGCAGCGGGCGCGGGAACGAGTGTTACCACCAGCGGCACGCTTTCGCTTACCTCGCCGTGGCAGACACAAGCCGTAGAGCTTCGCAGCTTCAAGATTGCCACTCCTGGCGTGTGTTTCCCCCCAGGGTTTTACAACTTCACTTCGGGGCTGGTATTTCCGCGTGCTGTTACTCTCTTTGCTTGCTCGGGGTTTGACACTGCATGGCTTTGCTATCAGGGAACAGGGCATGTGATGGACCTCGGCCCCACTGGGCTTTCCGGGTCAGGCGCGGCTGGTTTCTATGCGCCAACTTTCACCGTCAAAGACCTCGGGTTTACCTGCGCCCAAAAAGCAAGTGACGGCATCGTTGTGAACAGCCACGTCTTTGCTCCGTATATCCTAAGCAACCACTTCTTGAACTTCGGGAATGCTGCTGTTACTTTCTGGGGCATTGATGCTGTCAACGACAACGAAGACGTGCTGATCAAGGGGAATCGCGTCGAGAACTACGATGGCGTTATGAGGCAGTGGGTCGATATAGCATCCTCGTCCACCAGCAATCCGCGTATCATCGGGAATTTCGCGGTGTGCGGCCAGCCGGGATTCACGGGGGCATGTGCAGGAAACAACAGCACCACGACGACGCTCATTACCGTTGGCGGTCCTACAGGGCAAATCACCGACAACAACTTTGCCTACTTCTGCCCTGAGATTCTTCTACTACCAGGGTCTTTCTCCACCCGTATAACTAACAACCTTTTCGAGACTCCAACCAACGGATTATGTGCTGTCATTAAGTATCAGACTGGCGTAGATGGGTTGAAGATAGAAGACAACTACGCTGACGTAAACGGTGTCCAATTCTTACTAGGCCCGACAGACACATTTCAAACAATCCAAAACGTTCTAGTGTCACGAAATCACATTGTCGTAGCTCCGACTAACTTGGAAGTAGTCAGGCAGAACAATCTTGTCGGGCAGACAGGGAATCTGGCTTCCATGAATATGTGCGCCACAGCTTTGGTGGCGGCTTCATCTCCGTGCCCGCTCTTGCATACGACAGGGGCCAACATCACCCAGTGGAACTCAGACTATGCCGGAACCTGTACGATGGCCGCAGGAGTATGCCCGACCTACACATTTCAAACAACCTATAGTGTAGCTCCAAAATGTACTGCGTCGTGGACTGGGGCGGGCGTATTTACTGGAGTCCTGCAAGTAATTCCCACGACCACTACGTTGATCGTCAAGGACTTGATTGGCACGGATACTGGAGTAATGAATTGGAGCTGTTCACCAGATGCTCAATAATGGATGGAATACAATGAGAAAACTCCTCCTAACCCTCACCCTTTCCATCTGGTTCACTTTGCCCCTGACGTGCGCGTTGCTGATTCCTGCGGCACACGCTGGTCCCATAAACTGGCTCAAGCACCAATACCGCGACCATCCCTACCGCACCGCGTTCATTGCCGGGGGCATTGCAGCGGGCATCCACGCCGGCGGCCTCTACCACTGCCGTCAAGGCGGAGTCGAAAACTGTCAGGGGATGTACGGAGCGGCGTGGCAGAGCTATGCTTGGGGCAATGGCGTTAATTTCGCCATCATCGCGTCCACCAAGAATTGCTGGAAGGAACAGCCCAGGGCCTTTTGCTCCATGTTCGGCTACGGCGGCACGGCCATAGACGCGGGGTTTGGCATCAACCAGTGGTTCAAGGGCCATTACCGGGAAGCGCATCCTGTAGCCCCATGAGAACTACCTGCAAGGCGTTCCGCGAGGAAGTAGTCAACAAGCACGTTCTGTATGTGCCTTGCGGCTGCGAGACGGAAAGAACGCGAAGGTTCTGCAAGACGCATGCGCGGGCCTACCGCGAGATCCTGACAGGGATCCTGATGCTGGGCGGGCGGAGGAAGCCCCGGAGGAGAATTGACCGATAGTGAACACGCGGACGTGCTCGAAACAAAGCTGGTTGCCCAGCGGGAGATTATGGACGAGCGCGACCGCCGCTATGAAGAACGCTTCAAGGCCATGGACGAGAAAACCGGGCTGGCACTCACTTCCAGCGAAAAAGCCGTAGCCAAGGCCGAAACGGCCACCGAGAAGCGGTTTGATGCCGTGAACGAGTTCAGGGGCCAGCTCAAGGACCAAGCCGCCACACTCTTGCAAAGGACGGAAGCGGAAGCAAAGTTCCATGCCATTGAAGAGAAAATAGAAAGCCTGAAAAGCGGTGGCGTGGCACAATCGCGCTGGACAGCGGACAAGGTGGTTATGCTGGTCATTGCGGCTATCGGTTGGATACTATTGATCTGGAATAAGAAGCCATGAAGCCCGAGCCACTACGGGTGCCGGACACAGTGCTTGTGATTTGTGTGCACAAAGGGAAGTCAGGCATGGATGCGTATCTGACCGGGCACGACAGTGCGGAAGAGAAGGGCAAAGTGTCCATGCTCATCGCAGGGCATAAAGCCGTTGAGCTTACAGTCGGGAAGACGTACAGCATAGCCTTCCTAGAGGTCGAGCCGTGAAGTGCTCGGCTTGCGGCAAGGACAAGCCACACGTCCATGACACTGACATTTGCCAGGATTGCTGGGATGTGGCCAAGGCCAAGTACGAGGACGAGACAAAGAAATACCGGCACAAGAAGAGCATTAAGCAAGCCCTTGCCAAGCGCAAAAAGTCTTCGGGGTGACTGGAACTGGGGACCCGGCAGCGAACACCGCGCGGCTGGGAATGGAGCTGGTCGCCCCGGAGGTGAACAATGGATGCCAACAGCGAAAGCCGGTTAGACGACGTTCACCCGGAGCTGGCACGGCGCATCGACCAGCTCTCTACCATGCTGTCGTTCCAGTTGGCCATCACGCAAGGTCTTCGCACCTATGCCCAACAAGATGCTTTGTACGCCCAGGGCAGGACTCTGCCTGGGAAGGTTGTCACGGAGGCCCGCGGTGGCTATTCCATGCACAACTTCGGCTTGGCGGTGGATGTAGCCCCTTACGTCGATGGCATGATCGACTGGGACGGCAAGGATGCCAGATGGTCTGAGATACTCGCTAAAGCCCCTTCCTGTGGGCTAGCGGAGGGCGCAGCGTGGCGATCGTTCCCGGATGAGCCTCATCTATACCCCCAGGAGGTTCCTGACAGCCCAACCGACGCCATGCGCGAACTATTCTCGACAGGAGGCTTGACAGCTGTGTGGAATAGCCTCACATTGAGTCAGGCATGAGCAGCATCATCGCATTTTTGCAGGCCCATCAGACCATCTCAACTCTTGTCGCCTACTACATTGCCAGCGCGTTTATCGGCTCTCTGCCGGCGCCGGAGGTAGGTTCCAGCCAGTTTTACAGGTTCATATTCGCTTTCTTGAACACGCTAGGAGCCAATCTCAGCCGCGCCTACAGCTCAAAGCTACCTGTTGCCGCAGCGCAAGCTACCGGGCTGGCCGACGCCCAGGAAGCGCAAGGCCAGATCCCCAACCCGCCCCGCGAAGTACCGAAAGAGGTGCCCATTGCGACGAAGCCGTAGTCTGATACTCGTTCTTGCGCTGGCGTTCTCTGGCTGCGCTGCCCGGCCGGTCCATCCCGGCTCAGCCAATTCGTTCGATTCGGGAGCCTATGACTCGCTGATTGTTGCGCACAACATCATCGAGACAACCAAGCAGCAGCTATCCACCAGCGCTGGATTCCCTTCCAACATCGCTCCAGCAGTGCGCAATGCGCTCTCTTACCTGATCGACAGCTACAACGTGGCGGACAAGGCCTACATCGCCTACCACGAAGCAGCCCTCAACGGAGTAGCCACACAAACCCAGGCTGACCTTGTTAGCGCTTCTCTGGCTGACGTGAACACCAAGACCACGGCCCTGACAGCGGCCAAGAATGGAAAGCTATGAGCACACCTCCGATTCCAAGCCCTGCCCCGGCAGGCTCGAAACTCCAAAACATACTGACCATCATCAATCTGGTCCTTGGCGCTCTATCGGCCATCCCGCAACTAGGCGTGCCGATCGCCATCGAGCAAGCCTTCCAGAAGATCCTGACCAACGCCTTGGCAGCGTACAACGCGGAAACAGGGCTTCCCATTGACTTGAACAAGATCCCGCTGGAGGATCAGCTGCCCAAAGTGTAGTTTTGAACAGACACCCTTCCCAGCCCGGAGAGAAGATGGATCCATGCTGCTTTTGATCATCATCTTGATTCTTGTGTTTGGCGGGTTTGGCGGCTGGTATGACTCCAATAACAATGGCAGCTGGGGGCGCGGCGGAAGCATCGGGCTGGGGACCATCCTGCTGATTTGCCTGGTGATCTATCTGCTAGGCGGATTCCGGCACTTCTGACCGCTTGACGCACGTGCTAGACTTTGCGCCATGAGCGACGACAAGTGGGACAAGCTCGCAGACTATGACCTCGGAAGAATCGCGAATGCTCTCGAGCGCATCGCAACGGCTTTGGAACCACCAGCAGCAGAAGGATTCCAAGTTAGACAAACAGGAGAAAATGGTATGCCAACGAACAATTCGATCGTAGCAGGACAGGTAGGAACATTTTCAGCTGTAACCGTGCGGGCAGGTGGGTTGCTGGCCCCGGGAGCCATACCCGTATGGACAGCCAGCGATCCGCTGGTGACCTTGACCGCGGACGCTACCGGGCTGAATGTTGCGGTAGGCACCTCGGCAACGGATACCGCGGCCAACTTCACGCTGACCATTACCGGCATCAACTCGAATGGCGTGAAGATCAGCCAGGACACCACCGTTACGCTCGCTCAGGGCGCCACAGGGACGCCGGCGACAGGCTTTGCTGTAACCCAGATCAGCTAACGGGCCGGGGCGGGAACCATCCCTCGTCAACCCTCCTGCCAGCTCCAAAACCGCGCTGGCGCCGCCCCTTACTTTCTCTGGAGGCAAACTATGCCCTGCAAGCACCCTCGGATAGTCAAGCTGGAAGGCCCGTTCGAGCGTGGGACCAACTACCACTGCGAGGCGTGTGGCGAGGCGTTCCGCGTCCGGCCGCATGGGCCAATCGAGCCGGTGAAGCCCCTTGCGGAGCAGCCAAAACAGGCATAAGCTCGGGGCTGTTCCTGACGCCTGTCCAAGCGTGGCCGTGACTCGCTGTTAGGGTTGCGGCCTTGCTTATTTTACGCCAACCGCTTTTTTGCTCCAGCAGCCGCTCGGCATAGTCGGCTACGCAGCTGGCTAGCTCGGGTGGGATCGTGGCCAGATTTGCGGCTCGCACGTCCTTGGCTTTGTACATCTGCTCATCAACCCCGCCATGCCGCTTGTACCGGCCGTCTCTACGCATCTGTGTGGCTCCCTTGCGGATTCCTTGAGGCATAATCGGCGGGATTGCGTTTCCCCACAAATAGAAAGAGCCGCACCGAGAATCCGCCTGGCCGACAAACTTCTGAGCCGGTTTGACGTTCTCCATTACATAGGGCACGCCAGAAGCCTCAAGAATAGCGCGGGAGTGGTTGAACAGCTTTATGCCCATCTCTGGGTATTTAGGGTTCGGATGGAAGTGCTTCATTCCCCAAACTGAGAATTCCTCGCAGGGACTTGAACAGACGATAAAATCGAAGTGCATATTTTTGACGTAAGCTAAATCAATCAACAAAACATTCAGCAGCAGGAACTTACAACGTTCAGGGATTTCTGAAGGCGCATTCCAATCCACGCCTACACATTCCCACCCTCTCGCAGCAAACGCCCTCGACCAGCCCCACCGCCCGCAGAATAGGTCTAGAAGTCTCATGCCCGCACCACAATCCTCTTTAAACCGAGCTTTTCCAGCACGTTGTCGCTGGCCCCACGGCGTCCTTGCAGAAGATCGTTGAGGTACTGCGCAGAGATGCCCAAAGCCTCGGCGGCCTCTTTCTGGCTGCCCGCCTTGCGCACCTGCTTTTCCAGTTCCCTGATAACGTCCATGCTGTTACCCTACTACCACGATACGCGGATTGCAAGATTATTTTAGTACTAGGACTTTTTTTCTCTTGCATTCTACGCAAATGAGCGTATTGTTCAAGTTGTGAGGCAACCAATGTTGACACGCGAAGAGCGCAACAGAATTGACGAACTGGCAGCCAGCTTCTTCAACGGCAGCGGAGACATTCAGGCGGTGAGCGAAGCCATACGGGAACTGGTCGAGCGGCGGCGGGAACTGGCGCGATTGCGCAAGGAAGGGAAGGCGGCATGAGAGAAATATCCTACGACCAGAAGTGCGACGAACTGGCGCGCTACTTCCTGTCCGACATTGAGCATGGGCTGACCGAAGAGCGCGTCAAGGAACTGGCCCAGGTAATCCAGCAGGCCATCGAAGAGAAACTCGAAGACTACGGGCCTGCCGATGTGTAGCAACTGTGCAGGAGACTACGAAGATCCCGACATGACAGCCGAGCCAGAGCCAGACGACGAGTTTCAGGACTTGCTGGAGCGGGCTTGGGAAGCCGACCAGCGCAGAAAGGCCAAGGCTTTGTGCTTGGCGGGACTCCTGGCTCTTGGGTTGGTTCCGAGAAGTTTGGTGAGGGAGCGATAATGAGCAGAAGATTCGCTGTTGGTCAAAAAGCCGTCGTCTTGGTGCTCACTAAGCGCGAGGCCGCTGCCATCGCCGGAGCCGTCACTAATTTTTACATGGTAGCTGGTTATGACACAAAGACAATCTCCGGCAAGTTAGTCTCGGCGCTGGAACAGATTGGCGAAGACCCGTCCAAATACGGATTGGTGCGCCAGTGAGCCTGACTCGCAACCAGCTGGATTGCCGCTTGCAGGCGCTTCTTGTGCGTGAGTTTCCGACGTCGAATGATTCTCCGGCCATGACGCTGGGCGATGTAAAAAAGTTCTGGCTGAAGATGTCCGACTTGCTGCGCGAGGCGAGCCAGGATGCTTGCGAGCACGCCGACAGGGAGCCAGGCATGGAAACGTTTTGTATGAGATGCGGAAAGAAACTCAATGCCAAGTGATTACAAGGAGTGGTGGAACGAGCGTTACGCCTCGCTGTCCCTTGAAATGTTCGATAAGGAATATTGGGAATTGATGCCCGATGAGCGAGTGATGTTGGGCGACAGGATGGACACGGAAGCAAGCGACTGGATGGCCAGCCGGATTGACGCAGCACGAGACAGAGCGAAATACGAGGGACTATGAGCGAACAAGTGAGCAAGCCTAATGGAACGGTGCCTGACTTTGGAACACCGGGAGCCATTATCCAAGTTATGCCGAAATCTCTGGTGCAAAAGCTGGCAGAGATTGTGGACGAAATCGACAACGTGGACAAGCGTGGCCGGAACGACTTCCAGAAATACAACTACGTTAAGGCCGCGGACGTAGCTTGGATCGTGCGCAAAGCCTTGTCCGTAAGGAACGTCTACCTCGTGGCTGACGTGATCGAGATACGTAACTACGAGATTCCAGCCAAAGAGGGCCACATGCAGGCCGTGGACGTGAAGATGGAGTTCAGTTTCCATGATGGCGATTCGGATTGCCCGCCGATCGTGCTCCACAGCTATGGTACGGGAACTGACAAGGGCGACAAGGCAGTGTACAAAGCCATGACCGGAGCTTTGAAGTACGGCCTTCGGCACGCCTTCCTGATTCCTGACGAATCCGACCCGGAAGCAGATACCAGCGTAGACAAGGCTACAGCGGCTCAGGACGTAGCCAAGGATAAAATCTCCAAGCTCAAGGAGAAAGCCGCCGAGAAAGCCCCTAAAGTGCAAACAACGCTATTCTGGACGACACCCGACAAGTTCAACGGCCATCGGGCCGTGTTTCTAAACCTGAAGGAATTCGGTGCCGGGCTGAACGAAGTGGCGGCTGAGGGGCTTCGCTCACTGCTCAAGAAGTACCTGAAGGGCAACGGGGATGGCATGTTTGTGCCAACCAGCGGGCCGGACAACATCGACATGCTGCTGGTAGACCTCGAAGCCTGCGGCGTGCCGACCAAGAAGCTTCAGAGCGCACCATAATGCCAAAGGCCAGTCGAGTACTACGCGAAACAAAAGACAGGACGGTGTGGAACTTTGTCTGTGAAGGTTGCGGAGCCGAGGGCCAGCTTGGCCTGTTCAAGAAGGACGGCATGAAGCCTTTTGGCTGCCCGGAAGGATGCGGGGCGACCTACATACCTTGGAAGCCGGACGGCCAACGGTGGCAACTGCGATGCGTCGTTAAGCCATATTTCACGTCAGGGAACGTCAGTGCCTAACGTTGAGGAGTGCTTGGCCCACTGCCAGTTCCTGATCAGCAAGGGCCGCGGGGCGGAAGCCGCAAAACTTGTGCTCCCGCGACTCGAGGCTCAGCGGCGGAAGGCCAACAAAGAAGGCAAGACGCGGCTGGTCAAGGACTTGCACAATGCCGAAGCCTACGCCGACTGGCACAAGGAGTTTGACCGCTACGTGACTATCTGCGTGGACCCGAACGTGGCGTACAGCATCATGCTCCGGCTGTTGCAGCAGTTGCCGGACGACAGCATTAAGCGGCTGAGCGAGGACGATGCAGAAAAGCCTTCGTTGTCAGACGCCTAGCAAGGAGGGGGTGAGCGGGGATGAGCGATTCAATTAACATGCGAGAACTTCTAAGCTGGCACGCGCTGAAGTCCTTTGCTAGTTCGCGCGGCTACGAATGGTTTCAGGAGTGGACTGAACCGCAGTGGGTTGCATGGTTTATTGAAGTTCTCAAGCAGTCCGACGATGACGAATTGCTTTTCCCGCACGGCAAGTGGGCAACGATTCAGCATTTGCAAGGGAAAGTTGCAGCGATGGCTGCTGGCGAACGTTACCAGAAAATTATGGAGCCACGTCCATGAAACCCAAGTACCATAACCCGGACCTGGACGAGTTTCTAGCCTACCTGGAGCGCGAAGACAAGCGCGAGGCAAAACACCGGGCCGCCATCGAACAGCAACGCCAGCGCGACCGAGCCGAAGTATCGGGCAAGCAACTGGCTTGGCTCTTTGGCTTGATTGTGGCGGCTGCGGTGCTGCTCGGATGGTGGGCATGGTATGTGCTGGGGATTGGAGAGCGCTAGATGCTTTCTCTCGAAGAAATCAACCTGAAACTGGACCGCATCGAGCAGGCTCAGTCGGTGCTGCTAGCGGCGCAAAACGAACTTTCAGCACGGCTTACATCTCTTGAAACGGAGATGGCCGGGGACTTCGCCAAGTTGTTTACCGGGCACGGAGCGGTGCTGGCCAAGATGACGGAATGGGTGGATGTGTGGAACAA